CGCCCTGTCTTATCGACAGGACGCTCCGGCACTTTGTGCTACATCTTTGTGATGACTCTGCCAGTCATGGAAGTCGTGATTGGGGCCGGTTCCCAGAGGGAATTACTCTCTGCCGGCCGGATTGTGGGTGGTAGGAATGCCTGGAAGGGCACCCTATCATGGTAGCTATCCTCCAGCCCATGATTCGTTATATTACCCCGAAAGGATTTTAAACACATGGAAACCGCCGGAGCCGGCTATACTAGTCGGTCTCGGGATCGCATCGCTGCGATCTCTAGCGGGACACTTGCTTCGATTACCGAGGTACCGGGTCAACCGGTAGTGTCCTCCAAAACGAAGTACCCCGTTAAGGTGGTCGGCTCACAAACTACCGTGAGTCGAGACAACCATTTCGCGCCGTTGAGGGACATTATGCATCAGAACGGTGCACATATCAACTCGAAGCGCGCAGTCAGTGCGATTGATATCGGTGGGAATTTTAGTTCCACCGACAACCAGCTTTCTTGCACTCATAAGTCCATTGAGACTAAGACAAAGACTGGTTTCACAACCAGAACTTATCGAGGTCCCTTATTGGCTAATGGTACAGGTACGGTGCTTAAAAACACCTCTAGCTGGCCAACAATCAGTCCCCCGGATCCGCTCTATTTGAACGGACTCGGGACCCAGGCGATTAAGAATACAATTCCTAAACCGCAGGGGGCTGACCTTGCAGTGGCTCTTGCTGAGCTCTGCAGGGAAGGGATGCCCAACTTCACCGATGTCAAGGACATTATCGATCAAATGCGGCGGCACAAAAATGCCAGCCCGATCGGTAAGGCTCACTTGGAACAACAATTCGGCTGGGCTCCTATTCTAGCTGACATACGTAAGTTCGCTCACGCCGTCATAAAAGGCGACGAAATGATGCGACAGTATGACAGGGACGCCGGACGACAAATCCGGCGGAGGTTTGTTTTTCCTCCCGAGGTCACGACAACACTGGTGAGTACTACTTTGGGGGCAACGGTTTATCCGACGCTTCCTACACCGATGTACGAGACCAACGGTCACATAGGGACTCTTACTAAGACACGTACTAGACGTGTTGAGAGTTGGTTTTCTGGCTGCTTCATGTACGCTGTACCGTATAACGTCATAAACGACGAGACGGTCTTCGCACGTGATGTGGTGAGAGCTCGTTTGCTCTTAGGAATTCGATTGGATATCGAAGTCCTCTGGAACCTCGCCCCTTGGAGTTGGTTCGCCGATTGGTTCGTCAACATTGGACAAGTAATCTCCAATATAGTTGCGTTTTCCAACGACGGACTCGTCATGCGCTACGGGTACCTCATGTACAAAGAAACAATAGAGGACACGTATTCGCATTCCGGTGTTGCCTTTTATAGGCAGCCCGGGTCCGGAGAGATCCGGACGACGTTCACGACCACGCTCAAAAAGCGCGTGAAAGCTCATCCTTACGGGTTTGGAGTGAAGGACGCCGATTTGACGCCCCGACAAATCTCCATACTCATTGCCCTTGGGATTACCCTTGGACAAAGCTGACGTCGTAATTCTTGCGGCGTCAGGTTTGTGGAGCATGCACACTGTGTGCTCTACATTAATATTAACTAAATATCCGTTAATATCCGGCCACTTTCCATATGATTGGGGCCGCGCCGATCCGGACTCTCCGGGATCGGTTTCTGTAAGGAGCAATGCCATGTTTTCTGATCCTCAGTCTCTGACCATCAACGCAGTCGCCACGTCCATTCCGAAGACTTCGGTCAACGGGTCCTCCTCGGTTTACACCTCGGCGGACGGTAACGTGACGATGACCATCTCGCACAATCGCGATAAGCGGCTGCGCTCGGTGATCCGCGTTGAACAGAAGAAGGTCGCTGCTGATCCGCTTCTCGCGGACCGCAACGTCCCGACCAACCAGACGATTTATCTGGTTCGGAACGCGCCATCAAACGGACTCTTCAGCAACACCGAGCAGAAGTACTTGCTCGATGCGCTGACGCTGTTCCTGACGGCTTCTTCGGGCGCCAATGCGGTGAAGTTCATCGCTGGCGAGAGCTGAACTCGTAAAAGAGTTCATCTTCAGTTACAAAAGAGGGACGGGCGGGCTCCTAAACTGGAGCTTCGCTTCCGAACCGCTTTCAGAAATGCATGGCTATGGAAGGACTTACCATGGTATTAGATCATGGGGCCCTGAAAAGCCTTATGTTGCTCTGGCAGAGTGTAGCTTCAGAAGAAGCTGCACGGTGTTGCACAAGTACCCTTCGTGACTTTGAAACCGTCACGAGGCGCTGTGAAAATGAAGGGTGGTCGTTTTTGACGATCACTTTGCCTAACTTTGGAAAGGACTTCGAAAGAAGTCTCGCCCAGGGCCAGGTAACTCGCAATCTCTTCCAAGGTTTCACATGGAAGGGAGGTCTCCCCAAGTTCTTACGGGGTTTCCTCGAGCTCATTTTCTCGGTAGATTCGGGCATTATTGTTGACAAGCCTGACATTGACGCAATTCGCGCCGTCCGTCAGCTTACGCTGATGTTCGGCAAGATTAACCGTGAGTGCTCAAAAGAGCGCACGGCCGCGGCTTTGAAAGGGTTTGTTGATTGTGAGAAGTCAGTTCTGGAGATGGATGGCCAGAGGAGCCACGATGATTACGTGGTTTTCCATAGGGTTGCTCGTCTCTTGTTCGCTAACATTCTCTCCGAAGTTGACCGAAAGGTCTTCGACGGTGAGGTTGTGCCGAAACACGGACCAGGTGCT